ACTGCTAAAGTTTTTGCAATGCTTTTCTTATCCTTTAGTGTTGTCTTGATACCACTAATGTATTCGTGCTTGTCAGACATCTCTTCGTACTCTGCAAAAGCTTTGTACTCTATCTCCGGCATACCGACTGTATCAAGCAGTAAGCTGTAAGCATGTTGGTGAATAGATTCCATGTTAGCAAACGAAGCCATCATCATACGTGCTTCAGGCTTTTTAAAGATTCTCATGTACCTATCAATGTATCCTGAACCAACATCTACATCAGACTGAGTAAACAATCTAAAGATTTGTGTCAGTAGATTCTTCTCAGTTTTTGAAAGTTCTTGCCAGTCTTTAACGTCTGTGTGTAGTGGTACAGACTCCGGCATCCAGTGCATTTGGTTTTGTAATACATAGTAGTCAAACATCCATGCATCATCAAACGGTTTGTAATATTCTCTTGTTCCTAATAAACTCATTCTTCTTCCTTTGGTAAATAAACATAAACTTCTGCCCTGCATTTTTCATTAGGACAACTTAGATTGGTTTCAATTAGGTAGCCTTCATCGACCTCTTCAATGTCGTGGTCTCCACCCCATATTAGTTTTGTGTTACAGTGCCAACAGTTCATACTATCTAAAAGGCTTTATATCTTGTATCCAAGTTACCAAAGCCCATCGTTCTCCTTTTGTTATTGGTGTTACTTTATGCAGAACATAACTAGGAAACAACAACATGTCTCCTACTTCCATATGTATTGGTCTGTCTGCTCCTTGTTTTAAAACAATCTCACCGCCTGAACAAGAATCAGAAAGTAAAATTGATGCAGATATTTTTCTGTTAGAATAAATACCATCGCCTATATCAGTGTGCCAGTCATAGTGGCAACCTTCTTTATAATGCAACAGTTGTAAATTATCAAAGATACCTGCAATATCAAATCTAAAATAATCATCGTTATAAATTTTAACAGTTTCAAAAATCATTTCAGCTAGTGCTAAATCTTGAAAAGGATATACATCTACTTTTCTAACATCATTAACTTTAGTAGACTCTTTATCGTTTCCGTGTACTTTACCTTCCCATTTTTCTACAGTCTCAGATTGTCTTTTAATCATCAAACATTCTGATTGACTTAGAAAGTTATGAATGTTTTTGAACATCTCAGGCTTGGGATTATTTGGTTGTTGTAAGTACATACTATCCCTCACATGCAATACATTCCACTTCATCAAGTTTGATACGTGGAACTTTTATATTAACGTTCTCTGCATTACGAGCAGCATTAGACCTGAAGTAATACAAAGACTTTAGTTTGTTTGCACCATACCAATGAACATCATTAACGTACTGCATATATTCATCATGCACTTCTTGTTTCTCTGTAGCCTTTGGAAGTGTGAAGAATAAATTAACAGACTGTGACTGGCATATAAACTCTTGACGTTTATAAGCATGTTCAACAATCCATATCTGATTTATCTCATTAGCAGTTTTAAATACTTCCTTCTCTTCATCAGTAAGAATATCCAAGTGTTGAACAGAACCATCCATACCTGCAACCTCTTTCCAAAGCTTGGTAAGTTCATCACCTTTCAAACCTTTCTTCTTTAAAAGCTTTTCTAAGTGTTTATTTCTGACTTGGTACGTGCCTGAAAGAGTTTTGTGCGTATAAACATTAGCCCTGTATGGCTCAATCGAAGGAGACGTACCACTACAAATGATACTAGAAGAAGCGTTAGGAGCAACAGCCAAAAGGTGAGCATTCCTAAGACCAGTACCACTAATATCAGGAGCCTCACCACGTTCTTCAGCGAGTCTACGAGAAGCTTCCATGGCTTTGTCTTTAATGTATTGAAAAGCTTGATAGTTGAAGCCCGTAGCGTAGATGCTTTCAAAAGGTATGTTATTCTTTTGAAGATACGCATGGAATCCCATTGCTCCAAGACCCACCGACCTTTCTCGGTAAGCAGAGTAAGCAGCTTTCTTAAAGCCTTCCTTACCTTCTCTGATATGTTTTGTAAATCTTTTGAAGTTTGCATTGTATTCTCCTAGTTGTGTTGTATCAATTGCATTGTCTATAAAGTGTTGGAGTACGTTATCCAACATGGTTATTAAATCATCTATAAAATGTTCGTTCTTTGACCACTTGTCAAAATGTTCTAAGTTTACACTTGACAAACAACATACTGCTGTTCTTTCATCGTTAGTTGGTAGTGTAATCTCAGAACATAAATTACTTTGTTTGATTTCTAAACCTAAATCTTTTTGTTTCTGTGGTAAAGCCTCGTTACAGTTATCAAGATTTACAATGTAAGGCTCTCCTGTTTCTGCTCTTGCTTGTATTAATTGAAACCACAAGTCACGAGCATTAATAACTTTAACAGCTTCATTAGATTTAGGATCTATTAGTCTCCAGTCTGCATCTTCTTCTACAGCTTTTAAAAATTCATTGGTAATGTTTACAGCATTGTGAAGGTTAAGACATTTACGATTAATATCTCCACCTGATTCTTTTCGCATGTTGATAAACTCTTCAATTTCAGGATGGCTAATATCCATGTAAGCTGCATACGAACCACGTCTAGTGACGCCTTGATTGAACGCAAGCATTTGAGAATCTACAACATGCATAAAGGGGATTGAACCAGTAGACTTACTACCGTGAGTAGTAGATACGCCATTACTACGAACATCTCCCCAGTATCCACCGATACCTCCACCTGAAGATGCCAGCCAAATATTTTCGTCATAATGAGCAGAAAGCCCAGTCCTGCTGTCAGGAACATAATTAAGGAAGCAGCTAATAGGAAGCCCACGACTTGTTCCCCCGTTGCTAAGTATAGGAGTGCTAAACATAAACCAACAATTGGAGCTGTATTCATATAGTCTTTGAGCAAGTCCATAATCAGTAATGTTTTTGTAGGTTGCTCCGAAGACGGAGGCTCTTGCGAATGCTTCTTGGGCATGTGTTTCTCCTTCGATAAAGTATCTGTCTCGTAATGTATCAAGACTAAATTTATCTAGCTTCGATTCATTGTCATAATTAATTTTAATTCCTAAATATTCTTTAGGTCCAACTGTATCTTCGACCATTAAGTGTTCTCCGTGTCGTGTACGTAAAGCATTATTATAGCATAATGCAATATTTTAAGCAAGTCTTTTCTGTTCTTACCTTCTTTGTTTCCATAACGTTTAGCATACTTCATTATATTACCCAACGCAAAACCCTCGCCATGTCCGCTATCAATGATAACATCCGTTGCTTGATACTTATCTGATGCATAGTGTTGGCTATAAGTACTATCAATGTAACCTTGAAGTTCTTGTATAAGTTTGTTCTCATTAAATTTGTAACTAATCTTTTTCATTTATCCATTCCTTCGGTAATGTTTCTTCACTAAACCATCTGAATCCATTAAGCTCAGCCCATTCAGCATGTGATCTTTTTGTTTTATCTTTTCTTAGTTTAGCTCCCGGCATAGGTGAGTTCGGCTTTTGAAAAACAAATACCAACTCATAGTTATCAGGTAATGCATCCCTAATATGTATGTACTTACTATATTCTGCGTAATCCCAAAACCTACCTTTTGCTTCTATGAGTATGACACTTCCATCAAACTCTTTTACAAAGTCAGCTTCGTAACTTTTAGGTATGACATATTTAATAGTATCCCAGTGATGCTTCCAGTCCTTGAGAAAATCTTGGTGAAGATTATATTCCCAAACACTGTCGTAACCTTTAGGAGCTTTCTTATCTCGTGGTCTTACCTTACGTGGTATTCTCTTAGCCATCTATAAACCTCGCAGTTATTTCATCAACCTTTGGTTCTCTAACTGTAGTGGTTAAATACGTAAGACCTTTAGAGTATTCAAAGACTCGAAGTCCTTGACCTTCGTTAGCATCTTTATGACATTCAAACTTATGAGGGCAGTAGACACAAAGCATTGGAAGCTTCATGTTACCTGAACTGCCTTCAGGGATAGGCTCGTAACATCTCTCCGGAGGAGTAGTCTCTTTTAACTGAGACTTAACCTTATTTATTTTAGCATCTATATTAGGTTTGTCAAGCTCTTGAGGTTTAAAAAGTGCTAATTCTCCAGTCTCTTTATTGATAGCAAGGAAACCACCGCCAGTTGTACCTTCAGCTTTTTCATACCCCGCTAGTTGAGACATGTATCCAAAACTATCTTCTTCGGCAAGAGTACCGTTTCTAAATTTATTGAATGCATATCCTGATGCTGACTTAATATCTACAACTTCACCATCAATCTTACAGTCCATGTGTCCCATAATACCTTTGATTTTAATTTCTTTCTGTTCATCAGTAACTTCATGACCTGCAAGTTCTGTCAAGAACAACACAACTCTTTCAAGTAAATGACCGTACAAAAACTTAATCATAGTCTCAGGTCTAATAGCATGAGGCTCACGCTTAGAGTTTTGTTCGTACCACAATTGTCTTGTAGGCTTTCCAATGTTAGACATACGTAATGTAAAGTCTTTATTAGCACGAGGAGTTAGCCAATCCTTTAATGCTTGTTTCATAAAGTCAGCAAACTTATCTAAGTCTTCTTCGCTTACATCAATTGCTTCACCTCTTCCAAGTATAGCTACCTTATCGTATATATCTTTAACGACTGTATCAAGCTGTTTCTTTTTCATAATCTAATCCTTTCTGTTTGTATAGTTTTTTATAAAATCTACCTACTTTTATAATTTGGTCAGGGTCTGCTTGATTTTTAATTGAGTTAGCCATTAAGCAAACAATAATTACATTGTCTTTAGTATATCCTTTACTTGGAATTATTCTATCCAAGGAAGGAGATGTCTGCCAATTGTTTTGATTTTTTCCTTTACCCCACTTTTTATCGGGTTTATTTAACTGAAATTTAATTCCTAATATAGGACACGTATCTGTAATAATACTACGTAAATCCTTTCTTTTTAAATTAAAAGGTATGTTGTTTTTTCTAGCTCGTTGTCTAGCACCTTCAAGCATATCGTTTAAATGTTGACTATCCCCTACTTTTTTATTTTTTCTGTATTCTCTTTGTTTTTCGTTAACATATTTTTGAATACATTTATTACAAATTCTTTTACCATGTTGCATGTTACTAGGATAACAATTGCCTTTTGGTGTGGTTAAACTGCTACCAGTAATTAATTCTACACTACAAACTCTACAGGTTTTAATGTGTTTCATCCCAAGACCTCACAATCTTA